CGCGCGTTCGTCGGTGTTGGCATCGCGAAACACCCCCGCGCCCGAAATCGAGGCCGAGCGCACCCCCGCCCCCGCCAGCAACTCGCGCCAGCCACCGGCGCTTTCCAGGCTGGTCACATCCACCGTTTCCGCGTTGAAACTGATCCGCGTGGCACGCAGCCCCGCGATGGTCTCGAACTGCCCGACCCCGGTCAGGTCAAGCTTGATCAAAAGGTCCTTGCCGTTCTGGACAGCCATGCTCGTTCTCCGATTGCTGTATGGTCAAAGCCCTTAACCAAGGGCCGGATTTCACCCCGAAGGGGTCAGTCTTCCACCCGCGCGCGAAACCGCAGATCAATCCGGCGCGCTTCGCCTTCGCTCAACCGCTTCGCCACGGCTTTCAGAAATTGCAGGCTCACCAGATGCCCCCGCGTCAGCACCAGCGCCGCCCCTACCAGCGCGTCCGAGATCGCCACCGCAATCTCCTTGGCCGCCAGAAACCCGGTAGCATCCGAGATCACGCTGACGACAAAGCGATGCTCCGCCCCGCCGCCGGTCTTGTCGCTGGCATCAACCGCCTCCTCCGGGCCCAACAGCACGAAAGTCCCATCGCCCGCGCCGGATGGCACCGCGTCATAAACCGGCACCCCGACCAAGGCGGCCGCCAGCCGCTGATACACCGCCGCCTGCAAGGCGGCCGCCACACCATAGCTCATGCCGGATCCTCCTCGCGGGCGAAACAGACCAGATAGCGCCCGCCCGGATCGCGCTCGCTGACCGCCGATATGTGAAACACCCGCGCCCCATCGCGAAACCGCTGCTCGGGGCGCGGGCGCGAGGGTGCGCCCTGCGGCGCCCCGCGCACCGTGATCCGGTAGGGCACCGAGGTCAGCGTGACCTCCTGCCCCGCCACCTCGCGCCCCGCGCCAGCCACCACTTCGGCCCAAAGCGTGCCCAAAGCCACCCAGGTCTCGGCAAACCCGCCCGCGCCATCGGCCACCCGCTGCGGCCCCTCCAGCACCAGCGTCCGGCTCAAGATCGGCCGCGTCATGCCGCACCTCCGCCCAGCACCCGCACCGTGCGCCAGCGCTCGATCAGCGTCACCACCCCGAACGGCAGCCCGCCTTCGCGCACCCCTGCTTCGTGCCTGCGCTCGTAATATTCCGCCGCCAGCAGCAGCACCGCCTGCGCCAGATCGGCCGGCACCGCTGCCCAATCCACACCAAACCCTGCGTCGAACACCACCTCGATCCGGCCATCCATCGGCACCAGCGGCAACAGCATCCCCACCGCCACCAGCCGGGGACGGTGCGTGTCCTGCACCAGCCGATAGCGTGCCGGATCAAGCACCACCGCCCCGCCCGCCGCATCGACCAGCGCCACCGAGATCACCGCACTCACGGGGGCCACCGGCAACGCCTGCTGATCGGCCGAGCGCCAGTCCTCCAGCGTCCACAGAAACCGCCGCGCAATCAGCACCTTGCCGATCCGCCCCTCGATCGCCGCCAGCGCCGCGCGCAGATAGCTTTCAATCAACGCGTCCTGCATCCCGTCATCGGCAAAGCCGCTGCCAAGCCGCAAATGGTCTTTCAACACCTGAACCGGCAGCGCCGCCCCTGGCACTGTGGTCTGCTCGATCAACATCATCGTCATTCTCCGACCCCCCGGAAAATCATGGACGCGCGCCCCGTGTCGCTCGGACGGAGGGGGAGCAGCTAGACGGCACGGCAAGGCCGGCGCGCGTCCAGGACCCGCCCCGATCAGGGGCAGACCGTCACGCCGGTTGTCAGACCAGCGCGAACTTCAACAGCTTGATCGCAGCAAAATCACTGACATCGCCGCCCACCCGCTTGCTGGCATAGAACAGCACATGCGGCTTGGCCGAGAACGGGTCGCGCAGCACCCGCAGATCGGGGCGCTCGGCGATGGTGTAGCCGCTGGCAAAATCGCCGAACGCCATGGCATAGGCATCCGCCGCGATGTCAGGCATGTCCTCGGCGATCAGCACCGGATAGCCCATCAGCCGCGCCGGTTCCCCCGCCGCCAGCCCGTCCGACCACAGGAAACGCCCGTCGATGTCCTTCATCTTGCGCACCGCGCCGGCGGTTTTCGAGTTCATCACGAAATTGGCGTTGGCGCGGTAGCTGGCATCCAGCGCATAGACCAGATCGACGATCACGTCGGCCGCGTTGACGGCGGCAAAATCGCCTGCCGCCCCCGAGGCCACATAGCCCAGGTTGCCCCAGCTCCAGACCGATTGTGCCACGGCGGGATGGGAAAGAAAGCCCTTGGGCTTGTCGATCCCGTCCCCCGTGACAAACGCCGCCGCTTCCGACCGCGTGAACTTGTCGCTGATCCGCCCCGCCAGCCAGCCCTCCACATCGAACGCGCTGTCATCGAGCAGCCGCTGGCTGGCCTTGGGCATCGCGCTCAGCTCGTGCAGCACGATCGAGATGCGCTCGATCTGCGGCGTCGCGGTCTCCGTCACCGCGCCCACTTCGGTCTGCCAGCCCGCGCCGACATCGGTGTGGTCGATCAGCACGTCGAACGAGCTGGCCTCCACCTGCACCACATTGGCGATCGCCCGGATCGACGAGGTCGATTTCAGCGCGCTGCGGATGGTCTCGGCGGTCTGCGGGTCCACCAGATAGCCGCCCTCGGCCGCCACCGCGGTGTTCAGCGCCTTGCCTTCCAGCACCAGCCCGCGCAGCCCGTCGTCATCGCCCGACCGCAGATAGGCGTCGAACGCCTTGGTATGGGGCACCTCGATGTCCGCAAATGCCGAAAGCGCGGGGCGCCCGTAAGTCATGGTTTTCCGATCCAGCATGGTCAGTCGCTCTTCCTGTTGTTGCAACGAAGTCTTCATGTCATCCTGAAAGCCTTTGAACTCTTTCAGAAATCCGGTCATCGCGGATTTCACTTCCGCACCCGGATCAAGGGCTGGGGGCAAACCTGCCCCGGCCCGAGCCTTTGTCTCGGTCATCTCGTCTTCCTTTGGGTTTCAGTCGTGAAAGGCCGCGGCTCAGCGCTCGGCCAGCTCCCGGCGCGCATCTTCAAAAATCTGCGCCAGTTCGCGCCAGGTCTCGGCCAGATCGTCGCTCTTGGCCGCCACCCGCGCCTCGGGAAGCATCGGGAAGGTCACCAGCGACACTTCCCAAAGCTCCAGCTCGGCAAGCAGGCGCTGCCCCTTGCCGTCGCGTTCCGCCCGCAGCGTCCGGTAGCCGATCGACAAGCCGTCGATCGCGCCTGCTGCCAGCAGCGCCGCCGCCTCGCGGCCACGCTCCACATCCATCAGGATCCGGCCCTTGACGTAAAGCCCGGTGGCATCCTCGCGCACCTCGTCCCAGACCCCGATCGGTTGTGCCGGGTCATGCTGCCACAGCATCTTGACCCGCCGCCCCGCCGCCGCCAGTGCCTTCAGGCTGGCCCCGTATGCCCCTGCCTGCACCACATCGCCGCCCTGATCGCGCCGCCCGAACACCGAGGCATAACCCTGAACCAGGCTACCGTCAGTCACCACCAGCCCGGCCTCCGGCCGGTGGAACTTGCGCTCCGGCGCCCCGAAATCATTCGCCATTTCCATCTTTCACCTCATTGCCGCTTGCAGCAGTGCCTCGGCCCCCTGCGCCAGCAGAAACGCCGCAACCCCGTAAACCCCGAACCAGATGCGCCGCTCCAGCCGCGCAAGGGTGGTCTCGATCTGCCCCAGCCGGTATTCCAGCGCCGCCCAGCGCTCGTCAGCTACCCGCTCGTTGGCCTCGATCCGGGCCGAGGCCGCGTCGAAACTGTCGTAAAGGAACCGCGACCCGCCGGTCTCATGGCGAATGTTCATTGCCCCTCCGTCAGCCGCGGCAACCCCAGCAGCGCGCGCTTTTCGGCCATGGTCAGAAAATCCGCCGCCCCCACCCGCGCCCATTGCTGATCGCGCTCGACCGCCAGCGCCGGCACCTGATCGAGATCGGGCTTCAACTCGACCGCCGATGCGCTGAACCCAGCCAGCCAGTGCGACACCGCCGCCGTCACCTTGGCCGCCAGCGGCAGCACCGTAAGGCGAAAGAAGGCGCGGTTGGCCTCCTGGTAGTTGGCATAGGTCGCATCCCCCGGAATCCCCATCAGCATCGGCGGCACCCCGAACGCGATTGCAATCTCGCGCGCCGCCGCCTCCTTGGTTTGCTGGAACTCCATGTCACTGGGCGAAAACCCCATCGGCTTCCAGTCCAGCCCCCCCTCCAGCAGCATCGGCCGCCCGGCATTGCGCGCGCCCTGATGGTTGGCCTCCATCTCGCTCACCAGCCGGTCGTATTGATCCGGCGTCAGCGCCGATTGCCCGTCCGCGCCGCGATAGATGATCGCCCCCGAGGGCCTTGCAGCATTGTCGAGCAGCGCCTTTGACCAGCGCGAGGCCGCCACATGCACATCCACCGCCACCGCCGCCGCCTGCATCGGCGAGAAACCGTAGTGGTCGTCCTGCGGATGAAAGGTGCGGATATGGCAGATCGGCGACACTTCCGCCGTCATCTCGAAGCGATGCCGACGGCTGCCCACCGTATAGTCATAGGCCACCGGCCAGCCGTCCGCCCCGGGCACCAGCGCCATGCGGTCCGAGCGCAGCACATGCAACTCGCCCGGCAAGGCCCCCGCCCCCGGCACCGCCTCCAGGTAAGCGTTGCCCGACAGCAGCAATTGCCCGTAAACCGCCTCGAACAACTCGGCCCGCCCCTGCGCCGGATTGGGTTGCCGGATCAGATCCAGCACCGGGTGCACCTCGTAGCGCCGGTCGCAATCCTGCAACACCAGCGGCAGCGCCGCCGCCGCTTCGGCAATCAGCGTGACCGCCCGAAACCCGATCGGATTGCCCAGAAAACCCGTTTTCGTCAGCGAGATCACGTCGCGCGGCGACCACGCCACCCGCCCAGACCCCTGCCAGGCAATCACCGGCCCCGCCGCCGAGGCCTTGTGCTCGGGCGGCTGCTTCTCACCCCGCCGCAGAAAATCGAAAACCATCTCGGATCGCTCCTTCGCGTCAGGCCGCAGCGGCCAGCGCCGCGCTCGTCACGTCGCGGCAGGTTCTTGGTTTCATTGAAATTTCATTTTCACACTGGCGCAAATATCCCCGCCGGAGGCAACTGAACCGACCGCCGCCTCCGGCGGGGATATTTGGACCAGCAAGAAAGTGCTAAAGCATCCGCACCTGCGGCCTGCGCCAGCTTTGCGCGGGCTCGATCATCAGATCGGTCAAGGCCCAGACCAGCGCATCCACCCGGTCGGGCGAGCCGCGCCCCTCGTAGCCGCGCGCGGTCATCTTGCACATCTGATCCTCCAGCGCGCCAAGGCCGCGCAGGTGCGACACCCGGCCCTGCTCGTAAAGCGCCGCCACCGGCTCGGCCCGCGCCACCTTGCCGCGCGAGGCCCGCACCGCCCGGAACGGCACCAGCGGATCAATCTGCCGGATCACCGATTCCACCAGATCGCCGCCCTGATTGACCTCGGCCACCAGGCGGTCCGCGCCGTGGCGTTCCAGCGCCGCAATCGCCGCCCGCGCCCAGGCGTCGGGCGAGGCCGCCGCGACACTGGCATCCTCCAGCACCACCGCGCGCCAGTCCTGCGGCGGCCCGGCGGTGATCGCCCCCACCACCACGATACCGCATTGGTCCGAGGCGGCCTTGCCGGTGACGGGCGGATCGACCGCCACCACCACCCGGTCAAGCGGTGGGGCTACGTCCAGTCGTGCCGCCTCCAGCGCCCGCGTGGTCCACAGCGCCCCTTCCGCGTCCTCCAGCAGCACCCCGTCCAGCTCCTGCCGCCCCAGCCTGGTGCCGGCATAGCGCGCCCGCACCTCGTCCAGGAACGAGGCCGCGAGATACGCCCGGTTGGCCTCGGTCGGGGCATGGGTGATCACGGTCGAGGGGTTCTTCAGGATCGCCTTCAGCACTCCCACGTTGCGCGGCGTCGTGGTCACCACCTGGCGCGGGTTCTTGCCCAGCCGCAGCGCGAACTGCAACATGTCCCAGGCATCCTCGGCGCGCTTCCACTTGGCCAGCTCGTCCACCCAGGCGGCGTCGAACTGCGGCCCGCGCAGGGCTTCCGGCTCGTGCGCCGAAAACACCTGCGCCACCGCGCCGTTCGGCCACACCAGCCGCTTGCGCCCCGCCTCCCAGTCGGGCTTGCGGTCGGGGGGCGAGCACGCAAGAATGCCGCTGTCGCCAAACACCATCACCTCGCGCACCTGATCGACGGTTTCCCCCAGCAGCGCCACCCGCCGCGCGCGCCCAGGGTCAAGCGGCCCCGAGCCCTCGACTTCGGCACGCACCCACTCGGCCCCGGCACGGGTCTTGCCCGCGCCGCGCCCGCCCATGATGACCCAGCTTTTCCACGCCCCCTCGGGCGGCAACTGGTGCGGCAGGGCCCAGAACTCGAACAGCCAGGGCAGCGCCATCAGCGCCTGGTCACTCAGGCCACCCAGAAACTCACTCACCACCTCCGGCGTCGCGCAGGCAAGCCAGGCGGCGCCCGATTTCATCCCTTGCGGCGTCGAAATCGAGACATTGCCCGCCTTCGGCTCCGCCAACCTGCTTGCGAAGTCTGTCAACCCGCGTCCTTTCTTCCATGGCCAGTTGAAATGCCGCCTTGAGGTCCTTGACCGCCGCCATCGCGGCCTTGACCTCGCCCGACTCGCCGCCACGCACCTTGCGCAGGGCGAGGTAGAACTCTTCGGCGGCTTCCCGGAACATATCTTCGGTCGCCGCGACCAGATCGCGCGGCGTTTCATCTCCAACCGAGAATACCATTGTCATCTGCTGCTGCGCCCGCCTCTCATGCCCGTCCGCACGAGCGAAATGAAAAAGCGGCACCGGGGTTGCCCCCGCGCCGCTTGCCCACTTCTTCTAGCATGCCCGAAGGTATACCCTCGAGCGTTCGCAAAGTCAAACGAATTCTACAGCCGTTTCAATGGCTTGGCGCGCGCCGCGTTAACCTTTGCGTAACCGTCGCAAAGCTCAGTTGCCCTGAACACCGCCAGCGTCGGTTGCACCCTGCTGCGCCTCGATCGCACGCCATTTGGCCACGTTCACATTATGCTCGGCCAGGGTCTCGGCAAAGACATGCCCGCCCGAGCCATCGGCCACGAAAAACAGATACTTCGTGACATCCGGGTTCAGCGCCGCCTCGATGCTCAGCCGCCCGGGGTTGGCGATCGGGGTCGGTGGCAGCCCGTCGATGACATAGGTGTTGTAAGGGGTCTCGCGGCGCAACTCGCTTTGCCGCAGCCCGCGCCCCAGCGCCCCCTGCCCCTTGGTGACGCCGTAGATCACGCTCGGGTCGGTCTGCAACTTCATCCCCTGGCGCAGCCGGTTGATGAAGACCGAGGCCACCTGCCGCCGCTCGCCCGCGATCCCGGTTTCCTTCTCGACGATCGAGGCCATCACCAGCGCCTCCTCGGGTGTGTCATAGGGCAACCCATCCGCCCGCGCCGCCCAGAGATCGGCCAGCACCTGGGTCTGGCGCGCCTGCATCTGGCCAATCAGCTCGGCCCGCCCCGACCCTTGCGCCACCTCATAGCCTTCCGGTGCCAGACTGCCCTCGGCAGGCACCTCGGCCACCGTCCCGGCCATGAACTCGGCGCGCTTCAGGGCTTCCACCACCTGCCAACTGGTCACCCCTTCGGCCAGCGTCACCTGCCAGCGCAGATCGGAGTCCAATGCCGCGTTCACATAGTCCGCCGGGGCGGCCTCAAGGGTGGGGTCGAACTTCAGCACTTCGACATAGCGGTTGGTGGTGGGGTCAAGCTCGCGCAGCACCACCTCGACCGCCTGCACCCCGATCCTGAAATTGACCTCGCGCCCGCAAGTCGATTGCCCGCCCGCCGTCAGCACGTCCAGCACCTGCGCCATCGAGGCCCCGGTCGGCACCAGATAGCTGCCGAACTTCAGCCCCGCCGCGCGCCCCGAATAATCGGCACCGATGCGAAAGATGCGGGCATCACTCACCGCCCCCTGCGCTTCCAGCGCCCGGCTGACGGCACTCAGACTGGCCCCCTTGTCCACCTTGACGCAAACCGGCTGCACCAATGGCCCCGGCCCGGTGAACTGCTGGCGCCCCCAGGCCAGCACTCCAGCCGCCACCACCAGCACCACGATGAACAGCGTCAGCGCGTTTGATGCGACCGAGCGCCACATCAGCCCTTCACCTTGCCCAGCACCAGACTGGCATTGGTGCCACCAAAGCCGAACGAATTCGACAGCGCGATGTCGATCCGCCGCCTGCGTGCCGCGTTCGGCGCAAGGTCAATCTTCGACTCCATCGCCGGATGATCAAGGTTGATGGTGGGCGGGGCCACCTGATCGCGCAGCGCCAGCACGCAGAAGATCGCCTCGATCGCGCCCGCCGCCCCCAACAGGTGCCCGGTCGAGGATTTGGTCGATGACATCGTCACCCCCGCCGCAGCATCCCCCATCAGGCGCTCCACCGCCGCCAGCTCGATGTTGTCGGCCATGGTCGAGGTGCCATGCGCATTGATGTAATCGACATCCGACGGCTGCAACCCGGCCCGCGCCAGCGCTGCCGCCATGCTGCGATAGCCGCCGTTGCCATCCTCGGCCGGGGCCGTGATATGGTGCGCATCGCCCGACATGCCGTAACCCAGCACTTCCGCG